ATATACCGCAGAAAGTAGCGGAAGTTTTAAAAGACATTGGAGAGACATCAAAAACAGCTACGTGGGACTGTCACGGCACTGTCGTTATATTGCATAAAGCACTTGAGAAAGTTGCCGCGCATAAGGGAATTACCTTTGACGCGCCTGTAGTGATTGAAAGCTGTGTAGAAAAAAAGATGGTAGTAATCTTAGTCACTGGTAGGTTTAACGATAAAGTTGAGTGGAGTTTTGGCGAGGCCGCACCCTACAATCTTAAAAACAATTATCCTTTTGCAATGGCTGAAAAAAGAGCCAAAGATCGAGTGATTTTGAAGTTAGTTGGGTTGCATGGTGACGCATACAGCGAAATAGAAGCTGATGAATTTAATGAAACTAAGCCGCCTAAACTTGTTCAAGAGTCTGATGAGGATATGGTTAGTGAAGATCAAATAATTGCTATCAAGAAATTACTTGATGAAACAAAATCAAATAAGGCTAGGTTTTTAGAGTGGCTTAAAGTAGAAAATATTGATCAAATTTTAGCCAGTAATTATGAAAGAGTGATTGCCGCGATAGAGGCTAAGAAGTGATTATTCTAGACCACGAACAAGGGACTGAGGAATGGCTTGCCGCACGATTGGGTAAGCCATCTGCCAGTGGCTTTTCTAAGCTGATTACTGCAACTGGTAAGCCGTCAAGTTCTGCTAGTAGTTATATTCACGAATTAATTGCAGAGCGTCTTACAGGTGAATCCACCCCCTTCCATGTTACTGAATGGATGGAACGTGGGACTAAGTTAGAGCCAGAGGCTAGAGAGGCGTATGAATTTATTACCGATAATGAAGTTATAGAAACTGGCTTTATTTTAGACCCTAGCTTTGAATTTGGCTGTTCACCTGATGGCCTAATTAATGGTGATGGCGGTTTAGAGATTAAATGTCCTGCGCCTAAAACGATGGTTAGCTATCTGGCAGATGAACAAGTTGGTGTTAAGAAATACTGGCAACAAATTCAAGGTTGTATGTGGATTACACAACGTAAATGGTGGGACTTTTTTGCCTATCATCCAAAAATGCGGCACGTTCTTGTGCGCGTTAAACGCGATGAAGAATACATCGAAAAGTTAGCCGCTGAAGTTAATGCGGCTGTAAGTCAAATTTTAAACCAAGTGGAGAAGTTAAAATGATAGTAGGACTAAATGTAAGAATCAATGTGAGTAAGATTGATAAATCCAAGCTTTATAAAGGGGCTAAGGGTGTCTATTTGAACATGACAACCTTTGTTGATCTTGATGAAGAAGATGAATATGGCAATAACGGATTTATCTCTATGGAGCAATCCAAAGAACAGCGCGATGCAGGTGAGCAAAGCGTGATCTTGGGGAATGTTAAAAAGTTCTGGACAGACGGTGCGGAAGTTAGTGCGCCACAACCAGACATGAGCCTTGAAGAACTGGATGAAGATATACCATTCTGATCTAAAAAGCCCCCCTCTCGGGGGGCAAACCATAGGAGGTTGTCGATCGGGGGAACCGACCAAACAAATATAACATAGGATTTAATGCAATGAAATTAATACACGTAGGCAAATGCGTAGTAGCCGCCCAAGAACTTAAAGGAATCACTAGCGTGGAGTTTGCTAAAATAGCAAAGACTTCACCTCAACAAGTATTAAGATGGCGTACCCAATCGAATATGAAACTCCATACTATTCAGCGCGTATGTGATGCTTTGGATATAAGCCTAGAGTCTTTTATAACTTTTGGGTATAAGGTTTAGGTTTACCTTTTTGTAAAAATGATTTGTAATTAATACAGTATTCGGGCTAGAGCAGATATGAATTGACATATCCCTTCGGGTGGCGAACTCCCTAACAGAATGCCATAGACGCGGTTGACCCTCCGCACATAGCCCCTAATAGAGATCGGTTTCTCTTGATGGATAGTTTGGCGATACGATACGAATACGAATTAACCGCTAAGTCGCATAGCCCTTAGATCGAATAATTTACGAGAAGCAGTCGTAAAAGGGTTAAAACGTCTTTAAAAAAATATTTAAAAAATAATTTATCAATAAAACAGGCGAGGCTTGACCGAGCCATAGGAGATTACAAATGGCAATTAATATAAAAGGCATTGAGCATGATAAAAATGCAACTTTAACAATAAAAGAAAACGATATTAGAAATACGACTGTTAAAATACCAAACCAATATTATCAAGCAAAGGCAATTCTGGACACTTGGTATGGTTCAGTAGAGATTACTGGTTCAACTTTACACAATATTATTCAGCAATTTTTAGTTCAAAATAAGAATTTTAGGTCAGTTATAAAAGCATTTATTGACGATCTTGATAACGGCAATGAACGCTTATATGATGCAAAAAAATATTAACAGCTAATGTATAAAATAGAACTGTAGGAGGTTCGCATGAAAACAAGACTAGACGAATTACAAGAGCAAGCAAATCAATTTCACCAAGATCACCCAGAGGTATGGGATAAGTTTTTAGAATTTACATTTGATCGCATTAATAAGGGGTACAAGAATTATTCTGTTTACACTGTAATGGAGAGAATAAGGTGGGATTTAAGCAATGTTGGTGGTGATGGTATTGTTGAGTTTAAGATTAATAACAACATACGTCCATTTTATGCCAGAAGATTTATGAAAATGTGGCCTAAGTATGAAGGGTTTTTTAGAGTTCGAGAACAGAAAAGCGCAAGCCGCCCTGCTAACGGTCTTGAAATAACTCCAGATATGGTGGCTTAAATGATTCTTAATAATGGCGACAACTGGCAACCAGAAGAGACTGACGTTATCGCTTGGCAACGTGCCTTTCCAAAGGTCGATGTACACCAAGAACTGATGGCAATGGAATCTTGGTTAGATGCTAACCCGACTCGCAGGAAAAAACCCACAGGCATTAAACGCTTTGTAAACTCTTGGTTATCTAGATCACAAGATCAGGGTGGAAGCTCCCCTATTGCTAAAAAATATAACAAGCCTGATAGCATAAGAGCCAAAACTTTAGAGATGCAAATGGCTGATGTCACTTGGGTCGACCCTGATCAAGTTCAAATGATGAAGGAATTCTACTTAAATAAATTTGGTTATTATTACGATGGAGAAATACATGACCGCATCTAGTCAAGCAAAGCAAATACGATATGAGGGTAAAAAGCCAGACCTTGTGCATGGTCGATACTACACCATTAAAAGATTGGCTGAGATAACTGGCCTGTCAGATACTGCAATTCGATACAGGTTGAACGGTAGTGACATCTGCACAGATGATGAGTTGGTTAAAAGTCATTGTGGTAGAACACTGCGTAAAAAGAAGATTGAAGTGACTACAACACTATCTCAAAAATGGCTGACAAGGAAGCTAGTGTGAGTCAGGGAGATTTTATTAAGATAGGCAACTTGCTTGAGGTAGAGAAGCGGTTGCCTTTTCTTATCAAAAGGGTCAATGCATGGGACTATTCAAAACCCCTTTGTGTAACCCTAAAGCCTTACACCAATCCAAGAAGCCTAAATCAGAATGCTTTATTCCATGTCTGGTGTAAAACCATGTCAGATAAGTTTATCGAGAAAGTGCCTTCAGCTACGCCAGAGAATATGAAGCTAATGATGAAGCAAAGGTTTCTAGGTACAGAAGATATCAAAATAGGTAAGACGGTAATTGAAAATCAGGTAAAGCACACAAGTGGTCTGGATGTTGGCGAAATGGTGTATTTTTTGGATCAATGTTATAGTTGGGCTAGGGACAACGGAATATTCTTAGAAGTGCCAGAAAATTCTGAGTACGAAAAGCTGAAAAAACAACAGGAGAGTTGAATGATTAAGGCTGACCCAAGAACGCTTATAGAATTTACAACGACAGATAGACAAAAAGAAGTAGTCAATGCCGTTATTAAAAATGGCTCTGCTAAAAAAGCCGCTAAAGAATTAAAGTGTGACAGACGAACCGTTGATAAAATGATAGTTCGTTTAGAAAAGATAGCCGCATCCAATGGGGTAGCCCCACATCGAGACTTAACTCACCAAACAGCCGAAGGATTTCAAGCTAAGAGAATATCAACGGCATACAAGGAAGACGGCTCAGTAGCCTTACAGTGGGTTATTCAAGAGCCAGACAAGCAAAGCCTACAGCAACGCCTTAATTATATGCTAGAGGGCATTAAAGACGATCTAACAGGCTTTAAAAAAGCAGTTAAACCACCTGCAAAAGTAAACGCTGATTACCTAGCAATGTATATTATAGGCGACCATCATTTTGGGATGCTTGCTGATAGCGAGACTAAGCTAGATGATGATGATTGGGACGTAAAAATAGCAACCCAAATCTTATTGGACTCGATAGAAAAGCTTTCAGACAGGGTTGGTGATGCCGAAGTCGGTGTTTTATTAAATGTTGGTGACTTTTTTCATGCAGATTCAAGCAAAAATGAAACGACTGCAGGAACCAAAGTTGATGTGGACACAAGAATTTCTAGGACATTTAAACTGGCAGGAAGGCTTTTTCAAATCCTTGTAGAAAAGATGCTTAAAACTCATAAGAAAGTTGTGGTTATCAATGTCAGGGGTAATCACGATTCTGACATGGCTTGTCACCTATCTAGCTGTCTGGAAATAATTTACGACAACGAGCCAAGGGTTGAGGTCTTACAAAATTACTCTAAGTTTATACATTACCAGTGGAAAAATAATCTATTTGTATTTCACCATGGCGATAGAATTAAGCACGAGCAGATTCTACAAACGGTTATTAAGAACCTTGATGATGAGTGGAGTCAGTCTAAAAATAGATACTGTCACTTAGGGCATATTCACCACCATATAGCTAGAGAGGTGGGATCGATGCATTTTGAACACTGGGGATCTCTGACTTCTACAGACCAGTGGCATTCAGATTCGGGCTATGGCGCAGAGCGGTCTATGACTGCGGTGGTTTATCATAAAGATCATGGGGAAGATTCTAGAGTTAAGATAAAGGTGGGGCATGAGTAATGTTATCAAATTACATTCAGGCACAATTACTCTGAACAAACTATTCTGTGATTGCGGACAATCTCTTGAGTACTGGCTAGGGGATGATGCGTGTGGTTACGGAATTTGCGCTAGGTGCGATTTGAATTGTCCCGAAGAGGTTACAGTCAAAGGAGAAGAAGAATGTCAAAAGCATTAAAGAAGCAGGTAGGAGGCAGTCATTACAAGTTGCCAATACAGCCAGTTGAGTTTATTTACAAAAACGATCTAGATTATATTCGCGGAAACGTCATTAAGTACGTAACCAGAAAAAAGAATGGGGCGGAAGATATACTTAAAGCTATTCACTATTGCGAGATGTTGTTGGAGTTGGAGTATGGCGAAGAAGAAGAAGAAATCTACGGTAGCGCAGGAAGTCGAGAAAGCCGCAAAGTTGCTACAACGATTAGTTAGACTAAAGGCATCAGATGATTACGGATTTTGCCAGTGTGTTAGCTGTGGTCGTATTGGTCATTACAAGACAATGGACGGAGGGCATTTTTACAGCCGCAGACATTCTAGGCTAAAACTGTTTATGGAAAATGTTGCTCCTCAGTGCAAGCGTTGCAATATGAATATGGGAGACGCAGTAGTTAGTGAAGGCTACCGCACATACATGATAGATATGTACGGAGAGCGAAGGGTAAGAGCAATGAAACGGCTAACCTATCTTCCACCAAGAAAATGGGTAAGAGAAGAAGTTATTCAGTTTTCACGCGATCTAAAAGAGCAGATAAAAGATCAAGAGTGGCGAATAGGCGAGATTTAATTTTCGTTCTATATACGAAAAAGTTATAAGAAATAAAGCTTTTATTCCATAATATTATATACAAAAGGGTTTACATATAAGGTTAGATAGTATGTAATGTAACCTTAATCAATAAACAAGGTAATAAATTATGACAGACTTTAACTACAGTGAGTATTCAATCGACGTACTTGAAAACGCTATTGCCAAAGCACAACAGGCAATTAAACTTAGAAAATACAACGATAGAAGATATACCAGAAATTTGACATTGCACAACGGCAGGGGCTTTTCTAACGACACAAAACATATGTTTAAAAGCTATATTAAATCTTCCCCTGCGCTAATCTCCATCTTTGAAAAAGAAATTGCAGAATGTCAGGCAGAAATCGCAATCAGATAAATTAACCGCCCCTTCGGGGGCAATCAATTAAGGGGAAAACAATGAAATTATCAAACTCAAGAATAGCCGCACAAAACAGAGCCGCACGTTACTTGGCTCAAAAAGCATTCGAAAAAACTCAGAAAGAAGACCATGATGCAGATATGTTTATGGCTTTTATCACTGGCATATCCGTTGCCATAGTTGTTGGCATGGGTTATCAGATGTATATATTGGGGGCGCTGTAAAATGAGCATTTTAAAGTTTAAAAATCGCCTTGATGATATGGTTTTATCCTATGCCAATGT